ACAGAAAGCCTGCCGTGACCGCCGCGCCATTGGCTGGCGGCGTCGTGAAACCGACCAGCCCCGTTGCTCCATCCACCGTCCAGCCGCTCATCAGTTCGACGCCGGCCACCGCCACCCGCACGCTGCCCGCGACCGGCCGGGTGATCGGCCGGAAATAGGGATCGAAGGCTGCGCCATAGCGCTTGGTCAGTTGAAACCCGGTCCGGCTGCCATTGCCCACCCCAATGGCCTGGTCCAGCGCGGTCGGGGTCGCCCCTCCACTGGAAAAATCCAGCCCGTCCCGCCACAGGAAGCCATGCAGCCGCCCGCGCCGCTCCTCGAAGAAGGCCAGCACGGCCGCCATGTCAGCGCGCGACTTTACGCCATAGCCGGCATTGTAGCGCCGTCGCGAATGGAACCACCGCCCGTTGCGCTGCTCGTGTCCGCTGGCCAGCGTCACCACATCGGTGCGCCGCTCCGGCCCGCCCCGCGCGCCCAGCGCGACATCAAGCGGAAAGCGGATGGGATGAAAGGCCATGAAGTTCTCCCAGGAATCGAGCGCTGAAAATGCAGTCGTCTCCCTCCCCCTTGCGGGGAGGGATCAAGGGTGGGGGATGTTTGGCCCGAGTATCGGGGCTCTCAACACCCCCTCCCAACCTCCCCGTCGAGGGGGAGGTGCCGCGCGGTGATTGCGGTGGTATCGGGGACTAACTCCCCCGCGTCCCGCGCTTGACCGCCCGCAGCAACATCGCGGAAAGCTCCGCCTCGCTCGCAGCAAAGCTGCGCGCGTCGCTGGCGGTCACGTTGAACGTCACGTTTATCGCGCCGCCGCCGCCGGCCACGCCCAGCCTTCCATCGGGGCCGCGGGCCAGAGGCATCACCGCCTCCGGCCCCGCTTCCCCCGCCAGGCCGACCCCACCGCGCCCCAACGGAAAGTAGCTCGGCGTCGCGATCACCCCGCCCTTGGCGAAGGGTGTCACATTGCCGAGCGCCGGATTGGATCCGGCAAACAGATTTCCCACCAGCCCACCGACCAGGTCGCCCAGCGGCTTGAACGCAGCCTTGAGCGCAATGTCGGCAAAGCTGCGCGCGATGTCGCCCAGCACCGCCTTGAACGACTTGCCGTCCATGAGCGCGCCGCGAAACGCGCTGCTGACCGAGCGCGCCACGCCATCGGCTAGGTCGCCGATGCGCTCGAGCTCCAGCGAGACATCGCCCAGCTCGCGGCTGAAGCTGTCGGGAAAGAGATTATCGGCCATCGGGAAAGCGCTCCATCAGTTCGTCCAGCCTGTCGCGTCCCAGCGGCGCATTGCGGTCGCCGACAATAGCGCCCCAGGCCGCGGCCAGCTCGCGCGGCGTCATGCGCCAGAAGTCACGCGGCGGCAGCCGCAGCACGCCCAGTCCAAAGGCCATCGCGGCCTCCCAAGGGAAGGGCGTCATGCCGCGTCTCCGAACGTCGCCCTGAGCAGGCGTGCGGCAATTTCCGCCGCACCCTTGAGACCGCCCTCGATTGAAAGGCGTGCGAGATCGTCATCGGTGATGGCATTGCCACCGCCGCGCAAACCGGCGCCGAGGATTGCCGTCAGGTCCCGCGCCGAGACCCGTCCCGACGAAAACCGCTCGGCCAGCCCGACGAGATCCCCCGCCTGCAACCGGCTCTCCAGCTCGGCGAGTGCCCCCAGCGTCAGGCACAGCGTCAGCGTTTCCCCTCCGATGGTGGCGTCGATTTCGCCCCGTTGGATGATGGCCATGTTGTTGTTCCCCTTGCTCTGTTGTCTCATTCCCACCCGGTCATTCCGGCGAAGGCCGGAATCCATGTCCGGCAAGTGCCGCGAACTCTGTGTGTGGGGTGACATGCGGACATGGATCCCGGCCTTCGCCGGGATGACATCGTGCAAGACTAAATCACCGTGAACGTCACTTCCCCCGCGCTCTCCAGCGCCAGGTCGAACGTCACCTCGCCCGCATGGTCGGCAGCAAATTCCAGCGCCACGATCTGGAACGGCCCCTGTACCGTCCCGAAGTCGGGAATGATCAACTGCCAGTTGCGGATGGTCCCGCCGAAAAACAGCGACCGCACCTGCGCGTCGGAGGTGGTGTCCTTGAACACTCCGGCCCCGGTCACCCCGGCCCGCTTCACTCCGCCGCCCGCCAGCAGTTCGCGCCAGCGCCCGGCGCTTTCCTGATCGGTCGTGTCCACCGTCGATGCATTGAAGGCCAAAGCCCGCGTGCGCAGGCCCGCCACCGTCAGAAAGCTCCCCGACCCGGTCTGGTCGAGCTTGAGCAGCATATTCTTCCCGCTCTGAGCGGCCATGTGTTTTGCCTCTTGATGAAATGAAGTTCCTGTCGACACCCTCCCCCTTAGAGGGGGAGGTGCCGCGCAGTGGATGTGGCACGATCGCGCCTACCCACCGGCCGGATTCCTCCCCCTTTTCAGGGGGAGGTTAGGTGGGGGTACTCTTGCTAACCCTCACTCAAAAACCCGAGCGTCACCGCCGCCCGCGCCTGCCCGGTATCCTTGTCGATCACCGTTTCGGTCCGCACATGCTCGCGATGCGTCACCGTGAGGCCGGTGGCCGCAAATTCCGCCGCCACCGCCACCACCCGCTCCGCCATGTCCAGCGCCTGCCTGCGGCTGGGCTGGTCGCCCCAGCAATGCAGCAGCAGCCGATGCTCCTGGCCGGGCGTGCCGTCGCCATCGCGCTGCAGCACATCGTGCCGGGCAATCACCACATAGGGCGCCGGCCGGCCCTTGGGTGCCGCGTCGAACACGCCATCGGCCCCCACAATCGCCGTCAGGGCCGCGTCGGCCCTCAATGCGCTTACCAGGTCGCCCTGCAACAGCGAAATCGGATGCATCACCCTACCCCGTAAAGCTGGTTTCGCTGCAGGCGCAGCTGAGATAAGCCCGCCGCCCATTGAGGTCAGCCGCGCTCACCACGTCGAGGCTGCGCCCGCGATAGACGATGCGGTCGCCCGGCTTGATGTCATTGCGATAGCGCAAGACCACGGCATGCGAGATCTCCACCGCGCGGCCATCGGCGCTGGTGCCCTGCCGCCCGGTCAGCGAGCGGACCCGCGCCCATAGGTTGGTCACCGGCACAAACAGGGCCAGGTGCCCGCCCCCGGCCTCGCTGGTCATCTCGCGCCGCTTGAGCTGTATCCGGTCGGTCAGCGTGCCGATCGGCGGCACCCGGTCGGTCACAGCCGCACCCGTCTGTAACCCGCCACCAGCCGGTCGAAGCCGGTTGGCACCACCGATCCCGATCCGGCAACGATCACCGCGTCGCGATGCTCGTGCCAGTAGCCGACCAGCAGCAGCAGCGCCTGGCGGATATCGGCCGGCACATCCTCGGGCTCGGTCCCGAACCCGGCCACATAGTCGATCTCGATACCCTGCCGCTCGCGCAGCATTGGCATTCCGCTCACGGTTGCCGGCAGCCGCAGGCGGTCCGGCTCGCTCATGAACTGTGCCAGCGGCACATCGTGCCCGGCGCCTGTCGCGTCATAGGCGATGATCTCGGTCAGCGCCATGAACGGGCTCACCGGCAGCCTGACCGTCCGATTGTCCGGCCAGCCATCGAGCACCACCCGCCAGCTCTGCGCCAGCAGCGCCTGGCCGGTCACGCCCTCGACATGCAGCCGCGCCGCACCGATCAGCGTGGTGATGAGGGCATCTTCCGCCACATCATCGACCTTGAGAAAAGCCTTGGCCTCGCCAAGCGAAACCGGCTCCTCCGCAGGCCCTGCGAGAAGGTAAGAAGTCATGTTTTTTTGCCTTTTGGTTCGAGCGCCGACCTATCAGTCGGCCTCCCTCCCCCTTGCGGGGAGGGTAGCGGAGCTAGGCCCAAGGGCCGTAGCGCAGCTGGGTGGGGGACGAGCGCCCCGATATCCGGGCTCACCTCCCCCCACCCTTGATCCCTCCCCGCAAGGGGGAGGGAGTCGACTGCCGGTCAGGAGGGCACGGCGCCGCCCTCACCCACGATGTCATTCCGGCGAAGGCCGGAATCCATCCTGAGATAGCCGAGCGATCAGTGAACGCAGATGTATCTCAGGATGGACCCCGGCCTTCGCCGGGGTGACACCGCGTAGGTTGAGGGTCAGGAAACGGCGAACTTCAGCAGCTTGATCGCGTCATAATCCGCGATCCCGCCACCGACCCGTTTCGTCGTATAGAACAGCACATAGGGCTTGCTGCTGAACGGGTCGCGCAGCACGCTCACGCCCTGGCGATCGACGATCAGGTAGCCGCGCTTGAAGTCACCGAAGGCGATCGACAGCGAGTTGGCTGCGATATTGGGCATGTCCTCGGCCTCGACCAGCTCGAAGCCCATGAACCTGGCCTTGCCATCCGCCGTCAGCGCCGGCTGCCACAGATAGTTGCCGTCGGCATCCTTGAGCTTGCGCAGGGCACCCTGCACCTTGCGGTTCATCACCCAGGATGCGTTCTGGCGGTAGCCGGCCTTGAGCGCATAGACCAGATCGATCAGCACGTCGCTGGCATTGCTGGCCGGCAGCGCACCGGCCGCGCCGGTGGCGACATAGCCCAGATTGCCCCAGCTCCAGCTGCTCTCGGCCACTGCCGTCGCGGCGAGAAACCCGGTGGGCTTGTTGACGCCATTGCCGGTGACGAAGGCGGTGGTCTCCTGCGCCGCAAAGGCCGCATTGACCTCGTCGGCGATCCACTGCCCGACATCGACAGCCGCATCGTCGAGAAAGGCCGAGGTCGCTGCCGGCATGGCATAGAGCTCGGTTGTCGGATAGCTCAGCTCTGCCAGCGTCTGGCTGTTGGTGGTCGGGCGTGCTGCCGTCTCGCCAACCCAGCCCGTCGCCGGGCCGGTCACCGAGATGGGCCGCTTGTAGACCGAGGCCGAGACCTGGCGCACCCCGGCAATGGCGCGGATCGGCGATACCGCCGTCATCAGCCTGGTGATTTCCATCTCGGTCTCAGGTGGCACCACATAGCCGCCATCGGCGTTGACGCCGATCGACAGCGCCTTCTCCTCGCCGCGCTTCACATAGGAGGCAAAAGCGTCCTTGTATTCGCCACCCGGCAGGCTGGCCTTGCCGTCAAGCAGTGGCCGGGCGCGGTCCACCAGCGCGCGGTCCATCGCCGCCCTCTGCCCGTCGAGCACGGCATTGAGCCGGTCGAGCTTGCCCTCAAGCAGGCCATCGGCCGAACCGCGCTTCTCGATCTCGCCGAGCCGCTGGTCGTTGGTGCGCTTGAATTCCTCGAAGGCCGTCGAAAATTCGGCGAAGAGCGCGGCAATGTCGCTCCCCGCGCCGGCCTTGGTTTCAAGGCCGTCACTGGTCATGTCCATGCAAGGGTGTCCTTATCGGTTGCGGATAGTCTGGGTGGCGGCCGCGATGGCGGCGCCGGTCGAATGGAAGGCGGGCGCGATGCGCGCGTCCTCCATCATTGGAAAAGTCACGATCGAGATCTCGAACAGGTCGACCTGCCACAGCTTGCGATGCCCGCCCTGGCGCGTCGCCCTGACGGTTCGGAAGCCGATGGACAGGCCGTCCAGCGCGCCGTTGCCGATCAGGCGCTGCAGCGCATCCGCCCGCGGCACGCCCGGCACCAGCCGCCCGGCGACAAACAGCCCGTGCCCGTCCTCGGCGATGCTGTCCCAGCTGCCGACCGGCTCCTTGGGGTCATGCTGGAACAGCAGCCTTATGCGGTCGCGCCGCTTGCTGAGGCTCTTGCTGAACGCGCCCGGCATGACGATATCGCCGCCGCTGTCGAGCCGGTTGAAAATGCTGGCATAGCCGGAAAACCGTCCCTCGGCATCGATGGGAATGGCGTCGGAAAGCTTGTGCATCACCGCTTGCCTGGCTTGCTCGCGGGCTTGCCCGGCTTGGCCAGGGTTCCCGCCAGATTCCAGGCAAATTGCCGGAACGTCTGCTGCGCATTCTGCAGATTCTGCTTGCTGGCCATGGTGTTAGTCATCCTTCCTGAACAGCCGATTCAAATTCGCGATCTCCTGCACGAAGTCGTTGAAGTGCTGATTCACCTTCGCCATCTCGCGCAGGCTCCACACAAGGAGCGCACTCGCCCCACTGGCCCACAGGAACAGCGCCAGATGCGCCAGATCACCCCGCTCGATGACGGTCTTGGTCAGCTCGTCCATGGTCAAACCCCCAGCATCGCCCGCTTCTCCGCGTCGCTCAGAAACTCCGCCCCGCCCACCCGCGCCCACAAAGCCGCCCGGTCCTCGGCCAGCGCCTCCACCCCGTCGAAATCGGGCGCCACCGTGGCGCCACCAAAGGCCGGTGACAGCCAGGTGCTCAGCTCGTCGGCCACCCGCACCACCAGCGGGATCAGCGTCTGCCGCCACAGCGCCCGGTTGGCTTCGGCGAGGTTGGCATAGGTATTGTCGCCGGGGATGCCGAGCAGCATGGGCGGCACGCCGAAGGCCAGCGCGATGTCGCGCGCAGCGGCATGCTTGGCCTCGATGAAATCCATGTCGCGCGGCGATAAAGCGATAGTCTTCCAGTCCAGCCCGCCCTCGAGCAGCAGCGGCCGACCGGCATTGGCGGCGCCCGCATAGTCACGCTCCAGCTCCGCCTTGAGCCGGTCGAACTGGTCCACCGTCATGGTCTGCCCGGCCGCCGAATAGACCAGCGCCCCGCTCGGCCGCGCCGCATTGTCGAGCAAGGCCTTGTTCCACTGCCCGGCGGCATTATGGATATCGAGGCTGGTCTGCGCTGCCTCCAGCGGCGCCATGCCATAGTGGTCGTCCAGCGGATGAAACAGCGCCATATGCAGCACGTCGGGCACCGGCTCGCCATCCTGGCGCAACCGCACCGTCCGCCCGCCGGCGGTGTAGTCATAGGCCAGGGGCCAGCCATCGGCACCGGCCACCACCTTCATGCGGTCGGGGCGCAGCCCGAAGATGGCCCGCACCTCGCCCTCGACGATCCCGGCCTGCAGATAGGCATTCCCCGCCGTCTGCAGATAGGCATAGACCGCCTCCAGCAGTTCGCCGCCCGATTGGCGTCCATTGGGCCGCGCCAGCAGCCTGGCCAGCGGATGCTCATCGATCCGCTTGCCCCCTTCGCTGACCACCAGCGGCACGCGATTGGCCGTCTCGGCAATCAGCCGCACACAGCGATAGACCACCGGGTTGCGCGCAAAGCCCTGGTTGACCAGGCTGGCAAAGCCCCGGTGGCTCCAGTTCGGCGCGCCGAGCTGACTGAGGCTCAGCAGCGAATGGCCGCCAAAAGACTTGCTTTCGGCCGGCGTGTTTGTTCCCCCGCCCAGCAGGCGGCTGATCCAGTTCGGCATGTTTTGGCTCCTCGGCCTGAACCGGCCTATCAGTCGGCCACCCTCCCCCTTGTGGGGAGGGAAGCGAGATAGGACTTAGCCCTTCGCTAAGTCCGTTGAATCGAGCAGGGTGGGGGTGTCTCTTTACGAGCTCTGCGCGTGTGACGCCCACCCCCTACCCGCTGCCCTAAAGCAGCCGTATCCGCGGCCCCTGGCCGCCCAGCAACAGTTCGGTCAGTGCCCAGACCAGCGCATCCACCCGGTCTGGCGAGTGACCATTGCTCCTGCCATCCACCCCGAAGGCACACATCTCGTCTTCCAGCGCCGTCAGCCCGTCCACATGGCTCACGAGGCCCCGCCCATAGAGCGCCGCCACCGGCTCGGCCCGCAGCCACTTGCCGCGATTGGCCCGCACTTCGCGCACCGGCACGGTCGCGTCCACCTGGCCGATCACATTGCGGACCAGGTCGCCGCCCTGGTTGACCTCAACCAGGATGGCATCGGCCCGGTGGGCCTGAAACGCCGCCACCGCCCGCCTGGCCCAGTGCAGTGGTTGGGCCTGCCGGATGGTGCAATCCTCCAGCACCACGGCGCCCTCGCCGACTCGGCCGGCCACCACGATGCCGCAGGCATCGGAGCGCGCCGTGCCGGTTACCGGCGGGTCCACCGCCACGATGATCCGTTCCGCCGCTTCCCCGGCATGGCGACGGAACATGCCGCGCTGCCACAGGGCACCCGGATCGTCCTCGATCAGTTCGCCATCCAGTTCCTGCCGCCCCAGCACGGTGCCGCGATAGCGCCCCACCACCTCGTCGAGGAAGTCGGGCGCCAGGTGGGCGTGGTTGTCCTCGGTACGCATCCGCGTCATCACCGTCCGCGAGTCGGACACCAGCCGCTTGATCAGCGCAGTCGGCCGCGGCGTCGTGGTTGCCAGCTGCCTTGGCTTATCGCCCAGCCGCAGGCCGAACTGCAGCATGTCCCACGCCGCCTCCGCATCAGGCCACTTGGCCACCTCGTCGCACCAGGCCGCCGCAAATTGCGGTCCCCTGAACCGGTCCGGGTCGGAGGCCGACATCAGCGTCGCCTCCACCCCGTTGGGCCAGATCAGCTGGTGATCCCGCAATTTGGGGCGTTCCGAGTTTTGGCACACCCGGAACAGCCCGCTCTCGCCGCGCACCATCACGGCAAGGGCTTCCGTCATCGTCTCACCCACCAGCGCGATGGGGGATATGCCCTTGGCCGCCAGCCCACGCACCCATTCGGCGCCGGTCCTCGTCTTGCCGCAGCCGCGGCCGCCCATGTACAACCACGTTGTCCAGTTGCCGGCCGGTTCGCGCTGCTGCTCATAGGCCCATTTGGACCAATCGAAATAGGTCGCCTCGGCCTCGGCGTCGCTCAGCGCATCGACCTTGGCCTGGAATTTAGCGACGATCGTACTGGACAAAGCGCTGCACCAATTTCCTGCGGATCTCGCGGATGTCATCCTGCATCGGCCCGCCATTGTCGGGCACGGCGTCGCTGGCGCTGAGCTTGTCGAAATTCTTGACCAGTTCGGTCAGCTGCTGGGCTTCCTTGTCGCCCAGTGTCGTGCCGGACGCATTGGCCAGCTTGGACACCTGCCGTTCCAGCAGCGCGTAGAGGCGGTCCCGTGTCGAGCTGTGCCTGTCACGGTTTGCCGCCTGCCGGGACAGCCAGCTTTCCTTGCGCCAGCGGCTTTCAAAGGCGCTCTTGGTCACCCCGAACCGCTGGCAGATATCCTTGATCGTCTCGTTCGTCAGTTCGTAGGCACGGCGTACCGCCGCCCAGTCGACATCCTGCTGCCGCGCTTCTTCATCCATGCTGCTGACTCACTTGTGCATCCCGTCCGGCCAAAACGACCGGAACCCATCGAATCCATCCCGGATTCGCTTCTGCGGAGCCGAACCGGGTAAAGCCCGATGTCCGCCACCATCCGCCACCATCCACTCCAGGCCCGCAGACCAGGACCTATCGATCCGGTTCGGGCCCGAGGGCCGGCGCTACAAGTCTTCGATGTGACCGCGTTTCTCTGCGAAAGCCTGCGCGACACCGAGTGCCGCTGGCGGTTCGTCAACCAATCAGGTTTGAATGCGGTCTGGTCGATCGGGCCGAGACACGCAACAGGCGCTCGCCGCCCCTGCGCTCAGCCTCGTGACCCAATTTCGTGATTATGCCTGAACTATAGCTGACCACCGTCACGCGGGGATAACTTTGCGCCAGAACGCAAAAAGCCCCGGAAGCTGGGCGGCTCGGGCAGATGGTGTTGTGGGATAGGCAAAACCGGGT